CCACTACCCCACCCCAACATTTAGAGGCTGATGCTGTGCGTGAAGAAATCGCTGCGGCTCGGCATGAGGTGAAGAATGGTTAACCCATATCTCATCATCGCGGCGATGATTGCTGTGGGCGGTGCTTACGGCTACGGGCATCATGTTGGATGGGGCGACCGTGACGCTGAAATGCAAGTCGAGATTGCAAAAAAGAATGATGAAGCAAGAGAAAAAGAAACCCAACTTGCTCAACAATTGAACGAACAATCCAATAAACTTTCGGAGGCCAATAATGTCATTAATCAAAAGCAGTCTAGTCTTGATCGCGCTATTCGTGATGGTCGGTTGCGCCTCCCGTCCACAAGTTGTGTACAAGCCCCCGCAAATGCCCCCACTCCCACCGGAGATAGCCCAAAAGAGAGAAGTGAACCTCAGCGACCGGTTTATGAAACTACTGACTCCGACAGAGCAACCCTCTCAGCCATTGCCGAAATCATCGCCCAAGGCGACAGAAACACCGCGCAGTTAAACGCTTGTATTTCTTCTTACGAGAAAGCAATGGAGATAATCAATGGTAAACGCTGAACAACTAAAAAAACTCCACATTGGGGCCGAATGGGTTGATGCCCTCAATGAGACCTTTGGCAGATTCAATATCTCAACCAAACGCCAACAAGCTGCCTTTATTGGTCAGTGTGGACACGAATGCGGACACTTCAAGACATTGGAGGAGAATCTAAATTACCGCGCTGAGACGCTGATGAAGCTGTGGCCTAAGAGGTTTCCTACTCTTGAGTTTGCCAAACAATACGAGAAAAATCCGCGCAAAATCGCAAATAGCGTGTACGCCAATCGTATGGGAAACAGAGACGAAGCAAGCGGGGATGGATGGCGTTTTCGCGGCAGAGGTGCAGTCCAATTGACCGGTCATAGCGGGTACTATCACGCCGGACAAGCATTAGGTGCTGATTTCGTGATGGAACCCGATCTAGTCGCCACACCAAAATACGCAGCGTTAACAGCGGGATGGTTTTGGTCTACGCATGATTGCAACCGTCTCGCGGAGGAAGCGAATTGGACGGGCCTCACGAAAAAAATCAATGGCGGGACGATAGGGCTTGACCAAAGAATAAATGAAACGAATCAAGCCTTATCGGTCTTGTGACGCTTGACCATTCTAAGGACATTTTCATGTGAGATAAAGCGATGCCCGTTGAAGCATTCCCTTCGTCTGACAAGCATATTCTCAACCGTCTTAGTGTGTTGAACAAACGAGATTGCTTTGCACTCCGGACACTTCATGCCGGAGTTATTCGTACTCTTAGGATTCATTGAGGGCAAGCCAAACCATAAAACAGATCACAGAAATGGCTAGTGCAATTCCTAAGAATCCCAACCCAAAGATGATTAGGACGGTCTCGATCACAGAACCCCCCTCATCTCCCAACCGGCTAGAAAATAATTCCACCGTTGTTGCATAGCGGGATTGGTGTACTTGTATACCGAATTTGTTGCTAGATCAGCCTCTGTATAGCCCTTAGAGGCCATTAGTGCGTGGAATACTTCTCGTGATTTCATTGTTTCTCCTTTTGTTCTGCTTCTTCTATAGCTTTATCTAAATCATCAATGTTCTTTCGCAACATTTTTGCCCATTGCTCGCAAGCTGGAATGTTGTCCAAATCTGTATTCAGATTCCACACAAGTGCATTTCTTGCTTGTCGCATAACTTCTATGCTCATATGTTCTTCTCCTCTGTGCGCTGTGGTGGGTAATTATTGCTACTGCAAGCAACGCACTCATAAAGCACCTCTGCTTTGCAATCGGGGCATATAGGCTCTTGCTCAATCTCTTGCCCAAGCCTCTGCACCTCACGCATGGGGTCTGCCAATGCCCTCTCTGCCACCAGTTTGGCAAAGTGATAGCGGGTATACATCTGCCCATCTTTGATTGACTCTTGCATAGCCTGTTGCCACATGATGTCAATTTCATCTTTGTTCATTTCTTCATGTTCCTTACATAAGCTGTAAAAGATTGAATCGTGTCTTTGCCAAACGCTAGAGAGCATTTTTCAATATGTTGGGCAACTTCTTCAATCACTTCATTTCTCGCATTGTTTTCAGCGTAGCGGATTATTTGGTGCTTGCGCGACCCTTGAAGTCCCCAATCGCCTTGTCTGCGACTGAGTTCTTCAAACGCTTCATCTTCCGGACTCAAAACCCAATATCCTCATCGTTATCGGCGGGTAAGCCTTTATATTCTTTTGGTTTAGGGTCATTCATGTATGCCCAACCGTCCCACCCCGCATAGATAGGCATTACATCGAGTTTCAGCATAGGGCCATTCTTTGTGTCGATGACCGAACCAATGCGGATGTATCGTTTCTTTTCTTCTCCCTTTGCGTTGGTGTATGTACCCGCAACTACGGTAACTTCTTTAAGCAGTGCCATTTTTTTCTTTCATTAAAAGTTCAAGTTTTTCGTCAAGGTCAGATAGAAACTTCACAACTTCGGCATCCATTTCGCTGATTAGCTTCTCGTCTCGCTCGACTCGTTTGGTGAACATTTCCAACCCCTTTAGTCTCGGGTCAAAGGAAACGAAATCGCACCATTCTTTACCCGTACATCTAAGCTGAAACTGAATCTGCTTGATGTACTTTGCGGGAACCTTTTTGTTTAGCAGAGTGTCGATGTGGGTGGATGTGTTGGGGCACTTGATCTCGATGATTCCATTGCCCACAATCCCATCGGGTGAGGCTCCTGCCATTTCAATGTCCGGATGAGGAATAAACCCCACTTGATCGACCAACACTGAGTTGACCATCTCGTAGTGCGCTCGGGCCATTGGCTCGGTCTCTGTCCCCCATTGGATAGCCGAGTTGGTGAACGACTCAGCTACTTCACCCGTCAAACGCTCACAAATCAATTGGGCCATGTAGTCATCCCGTGACGCACCATAACCACCCGTCTTTAGCTTTGCCATCACATCGGAGACGCGAGAGGCCGTCACTTTGCCCAAACGGGCGGCGAACCATTCCGGCGAATTTTGTTCCATTACAGACTCGCTTTCTTCAAGTCTTTGGCAATGATGATGGCATTCTTAGCTGCGGCATCGTGTCCGGCTACCTTGATGGCCTCAAAGTAAGCAGCCTTCAATTCTTCCTCTGTGGTGGCGGCATCAATGGAAGCAATCAGAGGAGCAATCAGAACGGTAGGCTTTTCAACCTTTTTGCTTGCAGCATTACCATCATCATCTTCCGGTGCAATGCCACACGCTGCCATAAGCGAACCTCTCCGCGCATAGGTCAAAGCACTCATGTGACCTTGAGGGTCGGCTTTGCTTGCGGGGAAGTGCAAGATGCCACACTCCAACATTTCTCCGGACTCATGAACAAACATTGTCTCGACCATCACACCGTTTTCACAGTCGTATGACTTTTGAATCAATGCAATACCGTTGTCGTTTAAAGCCCCTATAACGGCCTCAACGCAAGCGGATAAGTCAGCATAGCGTGATTTGAAATGAGGGTTTGTAGAGGTCTTTAAAGCTGGCCCAAAAGCCTTTTGTGCTTTGACCAAAGCGGTGGCGATGTTTTTCATTTGGAATCCTTTGCAATAAGTTCGGTTTGTAGGGTTTTGATTTCGTCACGGGCGTTGTCGATGTGGGTAGACAACACGCGAATGTGGCCTTCCAACAATTGAATGCGATACAGCAGTCTTTCTACTTGATCGGCATCATGTTCACGGTACAAAGTCTCTGATGTTTGTTTGGCAGAATTTATGATGTACTCGGCATTCATGCTGTGATTGCTTTCAAGTTGTTGATGCGGTTGTTGATTTCTGTAACAGTCTTTTGATAGTCTGCCATTACCTTTTGTTTTTGCTTTTCTAATGCCTCAATTTGCTGTGCGCGTGGGTCGTATTTGTCGGGGACTTCAATCTCAATCTCTTGAGGCCCAACATAAGTGCATTCATCAGTGTCATCAACTTGGAAGGAGTAAACATGGAAATTACCTTTGTCTTCCCACTTATATTTTTGGTAGTGAATGTGGACTGTGGTTTTGATCTTCATTTCATGGTCTCCAAATAAAACAATCAAGGGCAAGCACGATAAGGGCTATGAGGCTCACCACACGAACCACCTTATCCGCAATGGTCAATTGGGCTACATGAATCTCAATGCAAGCCCCGTTCTCCATCGAGTTGGGGAATGCTTCGGTGAATGTGCGGGGGAATTTGGTTCTGTTAAGCATGGAAGTCCTCCAACATGGCGATGTGGTGTTTCTTGATTTGTGCGTAGATCAGTGCTTGATCTGCGGCGGTCAGTTCGTAGGTGATCTCAGTACCGGCGGGTTCATCTTCAAAATCTTCGGTGGTGTATGCAAACCAATCGTAGACTTCAGAGAGACCAACAGAATCATCGGCTTCGAAGTAGTCAAACTCGACCGTGAGATAACCGTAGTCGATGCTGTGGACTTCGGTGGTGTAGGTTAGATTTTTCATTTGCGAGCATCCATCTTTGTGTTGACTTCAAACTGTTTGCTTGAAACACATTTGACGCAACGAAACTGTGATGCTTCTTTCTTGAAATCTTCCCAATTTACGCTCATTGGGGTGCGAAGCATACTGCGACCACAAGCGGTTTTTGAAGTCCATCCGCTTCCGCTTTTGTTTAAGTGCATTTGATATGACATTTGATTTCCTAAAAGACCCTATGCGATGTGCTGGGGAATAGAGATATTCTCGGTGCTAAATGTAGCAATCCAATGTAGTGGAAACCCTAATGTGTGAAAATACAACATCTAGCACAATAAATTATGTATCCACATTGCTTCCCCTCTGAGACGCACTACCGTGAGTGGGTCGGTTACGCCAAAATCGTAGCTGAACCCGTCCACATCTGTGAGGACTGCACAAGAGGTTATAAGAGTGAAATGCTCTTAGAGGAACGGTGCAAACCCTCACCAAAGTGGTGGATTGGAAAAAAAGTTTCAGACCCTATTGCATAGATGTTTGAAGTTGGGTTAAGATTCTTGTCAGACGCTTGGCGGCGTTTCGCAATAGGGTTACACATGCTGTCTGCTGGTATTGCGCCAGTCCGCCAACACCGAAGGGTGAGACAGCAGGTGTAGCCCTTTTTTTTGGGCAAAAAATGGAAATCAAAAATTGGTCTAAGTTCCAACATTTCAAAGACCGAAAGCCACCTTGGGTAAAGCTGTATCGTGATCTGTTGGACGATATCGAATGGCATGAACTTGACCCCAAAGCTGCCAAAGTGCTGGTCATGCTGTGGCTGATAGCAAGTGAGGACGATGGAAAGATTCCACCCGTCAAACAATTGGCTTTTAGGCTAAGAATGGCAGAAAAGGATACCGAAATATGCGTTTCCAAGCTGTCTCATTGGATGATACAAGATGATATCAACACGATATCAGAGCAATATCAAGGTGATAGTCTAGAGACAGAGAGAGAGACAGAGAAAGAGGAGAGACAGAAAGCCACTGTCGTGGCAACGCCTACCGGCGTTTCTGATTCTGTTTGGCAAGACTTCAAAACCCTCCGCAAAGCAAAGAAGGCTCCCATCACGCAACGGGCCATTGATGGCATCAAGTCCGAAGCGGACAAAGCGGGGTGGTCGATGGAGCAAGCATTGTCCGAATGCTGTGTTCGCGGTTGGCAAGCCTTCAAAGCCGAATGGGTGGCTCCAAAGCCGACATTTGCGGACATTGCCAAAGTAACAGTGCCGAGCAAGACAGAGCGAGACCCCGCACTTGTCAAGTTGGACGAAGATAGGCAGAGAACGGGGCCACCTCCGGCTGAGATACGCGCCCAAATAATGCAAGCATTGAAAGGTAAGGTGATATGAATGAGTTGGCTCTTTTCGCGGGTGCTGGTATGACTAAGCAATACAAATCCTCAGAGTACATGAGAGAAAAAGCTAAAGCATGGCGTTTAGCTAATCCTGATCGTGTGGCTGCCTACCGTAAAAATAACAGAAGCAAAAATCATAAACAAGAAATTGTTAGAAAATATGGCGTTGCTTTTGATTGGTTTGATAAGCAATTTGAGGTACAAAATCAATCTTGTGCAACTTGTAAAAAACCATTGGAGTGGACTGATAAACAAAATACGCCTCATGTTGACCATTGCCATGCCACAGGAAATGTAAGAGGAATTCTTTGCAATAGGTGTAATACAGTTTTAGGTCTTTGCATTGACAACAAAGAGTTATTTAAAAATTTAATAGGATATTTGGAATGTCATGGTTAATCAGCAAAGCCTTAATGAACTCGCTCTCTTTGCCGGAGCCGGTGGAGGAATACTTGGGGGACATCTCCTTGGATGGAGAACAGTCTGCGCCGTTGAGTGGGAACCTTACCCAGCAAGCGTACTGTGCGCCCGACAAAATGATGGACTTCTCCCGGCTTTCCCGATTTGGGATGACGTACAAACCTTTGACGGAAAACCTTGGAGAGGAATTGTTGATGTTGTATCGGGAGGCTTTCCGTGTACCGACATTTCAGTTGCAGGAAAAGGAGCAGGAATTGATGGAGAAGCCTCTGGAATGTGGCGAGAAATGGCTCGCATCATTTGCGAAGTACGACCCAAGTACGCATTTATTGAAAACTCACCAATGCTTACTGTTCGAGGACTCGACAGAGTTTTGTGCGACCTTGCCAAAATGGGGTTTGATGCTAAATGGGGAGTGTTGGGAGCATCAGAAGTTGGAGCAAACCACAAACGAGAAAGAATATGGATTGTTGCCAACTCCCTGCGCCAGGGATGGAAGGGGAGCAAGGTCTTTACAAGCGCAAAAAAAAGCAAGCCGTGGTGCAACAAACAGTTTGCCAGATTACTTGAGGATTCTGCAAAATTGGCAGTATCCACCAGTAGCGGTGGCGGAATACATGATGGGGTGGCCTGTCGGATGGACAGACTTAAAGCCATTGGAAATGGGCAAGTCCCATTGTGTGCCGCAACCGCATGGAGAATCTTGAATGACTAAGCAACAAGCACATGACCTGCTCAACTTTGTGAAGTTGGGGTTTGCAATCCCCGCATGGAGAATCAACAAAGCACTGACCATCACGGGGGATTTGAATGCTCAAAGAGTTAGCCGACCACTATGCCCAACTAGCGATGACGAAGGGGTGGACAGAGTACACACGCCATCGGGTGAAGGAACTACGCGATTCGAACGATATGTGGAAAGAATTACCCCGTATGGTGAAGGAGCGCATTGATGGACATAAACACGCCGAGAGGACGCGAATCGCTGAAAGCGGAACACCGAGCGATGGAGATATTCGCTAAACACTTTCCCGATTACGAGTATTGCGAAACACCAAAAGACAAACCCGCAGACATTGACGCGATATTGATTAAACAAAATCAAATCATGCGGGTGGTCGAAACCAAATGCAGAGACATGACCATTGAGGAATTTATCGGACGATATAACTATCAATGGTTGGTGACATTCGATAAATTGGAAAAGGGAAAGCAAATCGCAAAAGCATTGTGTGTCCCATTCACCGGATTTTTATATTTGAACCAATCTGAGATTTTGCTTGCTCAACAAATATCAAACCACATTGGTTATGTGCCGGAGATAACCATTTTCCAAACAGCAACACAGAAAAATATAAAACGGTGGTCAGATAATCCGGTCAAACGCTTATATCGACATGAGCAACGCGACACAATTAAAATGATTCAAATCCATTTCACCGTCCCACAAGTCGCCGGAAAGGGCAGACCCCGCTTCGCCCGACAAGGAACCTTTGTCAAAACTTACACCGATTCCAAGACTTTGGGGTACGAGAAGTCAATCCAAACCTATGCCAAGCAAGCGATGGGGTCTACAAGCCCTTTAAACGGGGCTGTGGCGGCTTATTTGCACATCCGAATACCCATACCGCCATCGTACTCAAAAACGCGCCAAAACGCTTGTATTGAAGGAACCGAACGCCCAACCAAAAAGCCCGACATTGACAACATCGTCAAAGCGGTACTAGATGGCATGAACGGCATCGTGTATCTTGATGACAAACAAGTGGTCGATTTAAATTTAACAAAGGTTTATTCCGCAACAGAGGGGATAGATATTATGGTGATGGAAATATGAACTACACTTTATATAACCC